CTGAATACCCAACCGTCTTTTTCCGCAGGAACTGGTAATACTGAAGCTGGAGTCCAAGCATCGGACTTTCTAGTTTCATTCTCTCTGATATCTTCAGAGCGTGGTGTGCGCTGTTCAGCCATTATTTACCCCTTCATGAGTTGTCTGGCATATTGCTCGTTAGTGAGTCCAAGACGCTTTGCGAGGGCGACTTGACTAGGAGATAGCTCTATTGTGCGTGGTTTTGCGCCATTATTTCTATTGGCTGGGGCCACCACGTTTGCCCTACTTGGTGCAGATGGAGCTTCGCTCCCAGAACGAGCATCTTCACCAAAGTATTCAGGAAACTTCTGACGCATCGTTGCGTCAATCCTATTGTAATACTCATCGCTGTTAGGGTCTAACTTTTCATCGCGTATCAGTTTTTCATGAACGCCATATGCCAAGGCAGTCATATCCTTGTGATCATCATGCATGAACCAAGGATTGTTTTCCTTCCAGCTAATTTGCTTTTGAGAAAGTTGCTGAGGCTCTGGGGCTGGCTGTTGAACTGGTTGCTGAGGCTGATACTTAGCCTGAGCTTCCCTAGCCTTTTGAGCAAACTGCCTGCCCTGTTCCTTCTTCTCAACTTCCTTAAGCTCATAGTGAGCAAGATTCATAGCTTCTTGAGTGGCTAATATCTTTTCAGTATCGCCTTCCTCGTAAGCAGTCTTATAGCTTTGCTTGGCAGATTCATAATCAGTTTTTGCTTTCTGCTTCACAGAATCAAGAAGAGCAGACTCACCGCGATCAAGCATAGATTGCTGTGCTTTGTTCTTCTCGACAAGCTCTTGAGCTACACGAACAGCCTCATCGCGCATCTTCTCAGCTTGCTCTCGCTTCCGGCGATCATCGTTGTTAATCGCCCGGAGCTTATTGATTCTCTTTTGAGCAGAACCTGTGTAGCTTTTCAGCTCATCCTCAGTGATACCGTCATCAGCGGGGGTGTCATCACTAAAGCTAGGTCTGTTCCTGTCCTCTGGCGGAGTATCATCAACGACCTTGACCTCAATGTCACTAGGCTCTTCAGTAGGAGAAGGCTCTGACTTTTTTCCAATCTGAGTCTTTACGCCAAAGAACTTGTCTTCACTACTTGTCTCTTGGGTTTGTTCTTCGCTCATACCTTTCTAATGCCTCTTGGATCGTCAATAACAGCTTCAACGCTATCGTCATTAATCAGCCTGAACTCTTTCCCGTGTATCGAGAACCGAGTCCCAGAATAAGATCTCATCAAAACAAAATCCCCTTCCTTGCAATAAGCACCGTTAGGGAACTTCTTTTTGTCTTCATAAGCATCCGGGCCAAGCTTCATCACAAATCCTACAATGGAACCCACCTCTTCAAGGTGCATTGTTTCTTGTGCCTTAATGATTCCACCCTCTGTTTTTTCATCAACATCAGGCAGCGCAATCAATATCTTGTATCCAGTAGGCTCAGGCAACTGAGAAGGCTTTGTATCCGCCTCAACAGAACCAACCTCAACCGCAACAGCTTCACTCATATCTATTCCTTTCGCACTGGAGGATGGTGTCCAGAGTCACCTTGCACCGCAATACACGGAGAACTATGCCTTCTCAATCTGTTCGTTCAGATCCAGAAGTTCCCTTTCTGCCATAGCAAGACCCTCAATGATCCCGCAGCATTTAGAGTATTCGTCATATGTCTTGCAGCTACCTGTGCTGATGTGATCGCTTAATTCGTTCATCATCCGCCGGTAGTTATCTCGCAAAACTTTTAAAGCGTTGTTACTAAAAACATCACTCACCAGATAGCTCCTTCGCTATATCGACACCAACCTTCACGCCTTCAAGCATATCCTTGGACTTCATTCTAGATTTCTCTATGTCCTCTCTGGATGCGTCCTCAGCTATACGAACGCCCAATTTAGCGCCCTCAACCTTGGCTTCTTGAGAAAGCTTGTCTCTCTCAAGCTCAGTCTTCTCTCTATTCTTTTCGAGATCCGCCTGAATCTTAGCCATATCAGTCTGGACTTTGTCTTGAGCTTGCTTCGCTTTAAGCTGCAACTCTGCTTGCTGGAGCTGGATGAGTGGATCTTGCATCTGCTCTTGTATGCGCTGGGCCTCTGCCTCCCTCTTGTCCTTCCCGGTGAGCTGTGCAGCGGCAGGGGCAACGAGTTTGGATAGCCTCAATTCGATGTCTTCTGGTAATGCTTCATCTGGCGAAGGCAGTTCCACGCCGAGTTCTTTTTCTATCTGTTGTCGATAAGAGAAGGCAACGTGTTCTGAAATATGCGCCATCATTTGCGCCTGCTTAACTTTCGCGTCTGGAGCCATAGCTAATATCTTCAATAGCTTAGGATCTTCCATAGCAGACATATGAGTTTGGATATGCGCCTCATGATCCTGATAGATAAACGCCTTAACGGGTTCTCCGTTAATGATGTTCATGTTTTCGCTTACCGGATCTGTGGGTTTAAGGTCTTTATCCGTTGGAATAATGTTGTCGGCATCCCTTATGCCCAGTACTTCTATCATTTGACGGTGAAGTAGTGGTAGGTCATACATCTGTGGCGCGGTAGCTGATAGTTGCAGCGCAGCTTGGTACTGCATTATGCGCTGGGCCATCGTGCCACTGTTCGGATCGCTGACAGGAATGATGTCAACGCGATCATCGAAGTCTTCAGCCATCAAAGGCTCTTCAGAATCGTCATATGGATAGCGCATTGGGCCATAATCACTAACGATTCTACTTAATATCTTTAATTCAACGCCCATAGCGTGGTGAACACGGGCCTGAACGGCGCTTAACACCTTCATTTCGCGCTCAAGTATGGCTAATGTCGTGCCAACCGGCGCTTCAGAGTTCATATCAGAGGCTTTAACGTCCGCTGAGGAGGCGAATCGCCGCCCTTCTTGGACAATATCCCCTAATAGCTGGTAAAGGACGTTAGACGGCTCCTTATACGGCATAAAACTGATGTTATCCCGTATAGTTCCGCCCGGAACGTCCACATCTCGGAACTCTCCCGGCATAATTGGGGTGTCATCCCCCTTAATCTTGAGGCCACGGGCCTTCAAACCGCCGGGTAGGTTGGCTAAAGTGCCTGAATCCACCAATTGACGCAGCAATGAGGTAGCAGATTTGCTCAATCCGCCGATCATGTGGACTAATCCGAAGCCGTAGAAGCCCAATCCGGGCAAATAGGTGTAGTGAACGAAGTGTTCTACCTTAAGTTTCTGCGGATCTTCCTCATTCCAGTTGCGTTTTATGGATAAAACCTTGCGAGAACCCTTGTCGATGGTGATTACATAGGGCAAAGCTATGCCAGTTTCCTCTCCGCCCTGCATATCTTCAAAGCCGGGGAGGTCATAATCGACAAGAATCTCCAAAAGAGTGTGTCTCTGATCAACTTCGTAGTTGATACTGCTGCCTGTAAGCTTATTGTACTCTTGCTGAATCTGCCCAATGTCAGGGCTAGGACTAGGGAGGTCAACATCTCTATAAAAACCAGACACTTGAAGCTTCCTAATCTCGTTAGGAGTCTTTTTCATAACGTGTGTAGCACGTTCACAGGTCTTTAAGTCGGATGCGCCGTAGCTAACGACAAAGTCTTCAGCAGGAACGAACATACTGCACGGCCTGCCGAGGTTAGGATCGTAGTAAACTTTCCTAAAAGCAGAGCCTGCGATAGGCAAAGAGAACAAAAGCTTCTCAGTTTCGGAGCGATACTCCGACATTCTCTCCGTCATCAAATAGTTCAGGTAATCCTGAACACGATGAGCTTGTTTAACCTTATCGTCAGTCAGCTTACCAACGATAGATGTCTTGGCTGGGCCGCTGGCAGGAAAGATTTCCTGTATAGTCTGGGCCTGAAACCGAACCACCGCCTCAGAAAGCATTGGGTGAAACACACCACAAGCCCCCGCCCAAGGCGTTGTCCTGTCTTCAAATCGCAATCCCAAAAGATCCAAGCCCCTAACATAGGACTCTTCCCAGTCAGACCGGCTCTCCTTGTCGGCGTTATACATACCAACAAGATCAGAACCGATCATGTCTAGGACATCTGGCTCAATGTATTCAGCAAGGTTAGCGCCGTGTTCTTCAGCGCCCATCATTGATGCGTTAGGATCGAAGTCAAAAATAACGCCGCCCTCTGGAGTCTCAATAGAGACCGCCTCTGGGTTAACGATATTAACCTCGACAGCTTCCTCGCTATCTACATCAAGCGGATTGCTGACTAAAGACTTTTCAATAGCCATTAAACGACCTCGAAGTTTCCGCCTTTAGTGGCAGCGCCCATACCACGACACTGACCTCCGGCCTTCATCTTCTTGACCTTGGGAACTTTTTTGCCACCCATCATCTTTTTTGGCGCGGATCTTCCACCCTTCATCGCCATAACTTTCTTACCGGCTCTCATTCCTTTCTTTCTCATCAAGGAACCTCCTGTAATAGTCTTTACGGATTTCGTACATTCGAGTTATCTCAGTGTTACCTTTATACACATCGTAGTAACCCTGAGCTTCAAGCTTGTCAGCCGCCCCTTGGAGAAGAGAAAGCCTTTGGATAAACACTAACCCATAGCTGTATTCGCTGATAGGTTCAAAGTTCTCGCCGTTTAGAACGTCAATATCCTCATCAAAGGGATGGAATCCCATCACCCATAAGTCCGTATCGCCCCAGACATCTTGGCTAATAAGACTATTAACTTCGTCAATAGCATCATGAAAGCCCTCTTGATCTTCCGGATAGTCGGTCTCAACAATGATCACTAGGTCATAGTCATCATCATATCCAGAGATAAACTTGAGTAGCTGCTCATCTCTGCCGTTATGATCGAACACTATCTTAACGAGATCCTTCTCCCACGCTGCCTTGGCATAGGGGCAGGTAGGGATGTTGTTGAAGTAAGGGTTGGGCATCTCAATGACGCTGGATGACCATTCCCTAATCTCGGTCTCGATCTTCTGTTCTTCTTCTTCAAGATCAATAGTAACTGGCTTTTCCGCCATAGAAAGGCTCATCCTCTTCATCGCTATGCAGTTTTAGGAAACCGCCCTGACGAAATCTCAGTAGTGCCTGTGTAGAGGAGTCCACCAAATCATCATGCTCGCCAACCGGGAAAGCCGCGAACTCATCCATCACTTCCTCTGCAAACCTAGTATCTGGACACCACACGTTGCCTGAAGCAAACAAATCTGCCACAGCGTTAACTCTAGCGATCTTGTCGTTACCTCTGGACGGGGTATACTCAGATACGGGGATACCCATTGCCCGTAGCTCAAATATCAATGGGGTTCCAGCGGCCTTGGCTTCCACAATAAAAGCGTCCGGCTGCATCGTCTGCCACATCTCAAATGCCTTCTGCTTAAGCTCTGGGAACTCCAGACGCTCCTTGTAGGCATCAAGAAGGATTATGTTGGGTTTAGTCTTGCCTTCATCGTCCGGGGCATAGAAGACGCCCCACGTTGTACACGCTGAGTAGTCTGATCTCTGCGTCTTAAGAAACGCCGTGTCCCAAGACTGAATCACAAATTCGCAGGGAGGCGGTCTTTCATTCTCCCAGATCTTCCACCATTCCTTCTTGACCAACGCACCCTCCTCTGCGGTAGGGTTCTGCTGATACTGTGCATTCCACTTAGAAGGCGGCAGTTCCGCTTTTAGGGCGTCCAGTTCCTTTTTCGACCAGAACTGAGGCCACAATGACTTCTCCTTCTCTGTGTTCTCATACATCAGAGCAGGGAACTCAATCACTTCCCACTCATCGGTTCCAGCCCGTTGAGAAGAAGACTTGAGTATCTTGCCGGTCAGATCTCGCATATGCCATCGAGTCATTACGATAACAATAGCGCCTCCCGGTTGAAGTCGCTGACGAGGCCCGGATGTGTACCATTCATAAGTTCTGTCGAACACAGTGGGGTCAGCACTCTGTCCTTCCTGCTCCGAGTGGGGGTCATCGATAATAAGCAGGTCAGCACCTTTACCAGTTACAGCACCACCAACACCGATAGCAAAATACTCACCACCGGCACTGGTACTCCATCTCCCAGCAGCCTTGGAGTCGGGCCTAAGAGTCAGCTCTGGGAAAACTTTCTTAAAATCCTCGCTATCCACGAGGTTACGAACCCGCCTACCAAAACCAACAGATAACTCGGCGGTATGGGCGGTTTGTATTATTTTCTTATTTGGGTACTGCCCCAGAAACCAAGACGGGAGCATATAACTGGCAAATTCGCTCTTGGTGTGTCGAGGCGGCATATTCACTATCAACCGCTTCAACTCGCCACGAGCAATACGCTCAAAGGCCGAAGCCATTATCTTATGGTGTTCACCATCGATAAAGGAAGGCCACATCGTGCGTACAAAGTCGATAAACCCACCACGGGCAGCTTCAACCTGCTTAAGTTCCTCAAGCTCTTCGATCAGAGCAAGGATCTCAGCCTTATCTTCAGGAGAAGCCTTATCCAGAGAACTGATTAAATTTTGATCAATGTTCACGAATTAGCTATATAAACGCCATCAATTGCAGCAGAAATGGCTATATCAGCACCTGATGAGTCACCTATGCATCGATACTCAATGTCAGTCTTTTCTTCAAACTTCAAAGGAAAAGCATATTCAATTGTGGCCTGACTCTCTGCCTTAACGAGTAAGTCCTTAACCTGAAACACCTCACCAAGAGGCCGGGC